ACGCCGATCCTGACAATCCTTATGACTTGAACTTCGGTGTCATCACAGCCGACGGTGTATCCTTTGGTGCGAATAACGGTGGTCAGCGTTTGCCGCTGCTCAAGGGTACAAACTTCTATCCTACCTCTGTTGTTGGCTTCCGAAACAACCAGAACATACCGAACTTGCTTGCCCTGTTTAGCGGTACAGACGGTATCTCGAAGCAGCAAATCATTAGCCAGAAGACACTTACTTACGGCAACTCGACTATCAACTACTGGGGCGCTGATGACCTCAATATCGGTGCTGCGCCGGTCTATTCAATCTATGGCGTTGTGCCTTACTTGGGTGAGCTTATGTTCCCATCAGCTGCCGGTATCACCTCGATTAAGACCGAGGCTGATCTTCAAAACGTCCTGTCTCCTTCGATTGTCAGTAACCAAATTGCCGAATCTTACGCAACTATCAGTAATGCGAACTTCAATAAAATCGTCGGCACAGCCTGGAACAACCTGGCTGCATTTGCTGTACCGTCACGCGGTTACAACTACAATAACCAGATATTCATTCGTGACTTGACCAACAAAGACAAGCCGAAGTGGTCTATCTGGGACTTGGCTGTCGATTGGATCGGTGCAATTTCACCTCCAAACCAGGCGAGCTTTATGTATATTCGCCAGGGCAATGAGTTTTACAAGCTCCAGAAATCTTATGTTGCGGAAGATGAAACCGCTAGTGGTTTAAGCGTTCCTTATCCTGTTGAGATCGAGGGTAGCTTGCGCGCTATGTCTGAAGGTAAAAACGTGTACTTCGCAGCTAACCAAGCTGTCGTATACCTTGCTGAGTTCATCGGTTCTGTTGACATAACCATCACTTACGTCAACAAGAAGGGTCGTGTCAAGACTAAGACCAAAACCTTCACCAACGGCTCGAACCAGCGCAATACGATGGCTGGCTGGAGCAACCCTCGCTTACTCTTCAAGACCGGCACGAACCGCATTATCGGTTACTCGAAGCAGATTCCGATTGCTGGTTCTGGAACCGCTAGTCAGAAGAGTACGAAGCGTTGTCGCATCAAGCTTCCAAACCCTACAATTAACGAATATAAAGTCCGTGTTGCCAGCAACCTTCAGAACACATCATTTAATGTGGTCGGAAGCAACCTTGAAGGTATAAACATTGGCGTAATAGGTGATATAGTATAAATAATATGGATCCACTCAACCAAACAGAACCAGTGGCGATCGCCAACTACACAACCGAGGACGGTAAGTTCGCTCCCGACCCTGATGTTCAGGTTTATTTGAACCAATGGCTTCGTGGCAAAGAATTTGTTGATGCCGCAATTACTGATTTTCAGGCTCTCGACACGGTAGCCAACGCTCAGTACACCGGTGGCAGTAAAAAGAACCCTCAGATTGGTGACACTACAACCGCCGGCATCGTGCGTCAGATTATGCGTACTGCGGTCAAGGTTATCCCTCATGTTTCTGTGGCAATCAACGGCTCAAAGACTACGATTGAAGCTATTGTTTGCCAGAACCTCATCGACAACAACATTTTGAACCCTACCACCTTTGGTAAGGGTTTTGTGAATATTCTTCACCTTGGCGGTAAGGGTGCATTATCACGCGGATTCACAGTATTTAAGGTCACAGGTAAGCGTTTATTCGGTGAGTTTGGTGTCGTCCCTGAGATGATCCACTTCGCTGACTTTGCTATTGAACCAGGCGTTCAAGATGGCGGACTTAGCCCTTATTTCTACACTCGTACTAAATGGACTCCAGGCAAACTCGCTAGCGTTATTAAGCGCGAGAGCAAGAAGCCAGCCGGTCAAAGTACCTACAACATTGCAGCGCTGAAGGCGCTTCAGGCACAAGGCGCAGACGGCGGCGGAGCTGCTGACTACGCACAATACTTGACTCCACAGGAGCAGTCGAAGATTGAAATGAGCGCTGAGACTTACGATATGATTACTCGTCACTCTCTGGATACTGGTGAGCCTATTTGTATGTTCAGCCCAAGCATCAACCAGAAGATTCGTAGTTTCGAAAACCGTTCTAAGTTCGGTTACCCTCGTAATCTTATGCTCGTTATCGACCCAGCAGAATTATCACCATTTGGTGACAGCCGTGTTCGCCTTGCGTCACCAAACCAAAACTTCCTTATGGCGTTGCGTCAGAATGTAGCAACCACCTGGCTATACAACAGCAAGCCTACGATGGTGAAGAGTGGTCTGTTTACTGGCGCAACGAAGCTAAAAGCTGGTGGTGTTATCACTTCAACCGATCCAAACGCGAAGGTTCAATTATTGACCCTCGACACATCTACTGCTCAGCAATACCCAGAAATTAGCCAGGAAATTGTCAAACAGATTCAAACCATGATGGGTATGAACCCTGGACAAGCTCTTGGTGCGATTGGTAACTCAAAGACTGGTGTGGGCGCCCAGGCTCAGAAACAGGGTCTTGATGACGCTATCCAGCAAATCACAACCATTATCGAAGAGTTTTTGTGCCAGTACGTTATCTCTGGTCTCGACCTCATCTTGTGTGAGCAAGAGGGTGATTTCGTCATCTATGTTGACGACGCTACGAAGAAGACTATCGAGCTTATGAACCTTCCTGAGCCACCATTCCCAGACCCAATGAACCCTAACACGCTTCGAATTAACGCTCAGAAGCTTTATGATTATGTGAAGAAAATTCACGTCACTGTCGATACGACTATGAGCAAGCAAGACTGGTCAGACGCTAAGCGTGGTGACCTTCAGGATCAGGTCACCGTTATGGCTCAGACCACTGACCCAGCTGACCCAGCAGCAGTCGCTAAGAAGAATATTGTTCAGGATAAATGGCTCAACGAAACCGCTCCAGAACTGGCTCCAGCGCTTGATTCTATCCCTGCGACACCAGCACCTCAACCACAAGCGGAGTTGACACCACCTGTTCAATAAGTAAAATAAGGAGTTAAGATGGCAGAACACCAGACAGAAGACGAACCATATCTAGTAAGCGCAGTAGTTGACGAGTTTGCTGTGGCTGATGAAGCCGCCATTGATGCTGTCGATGACGACACCAGTGACCTCGCTGAGACTAGCATTGTTATCAATCAAAGTATTATTGATGAAATTCAAGAATACTGTAAAACTGCTATTGCAGAGACGAACTCTTTTGATGTTCTTCAATTACCAACCAACGCAACCCCTGAGCAGAAAATGGCTGTCTATGACGAGATGTTTCGCTATAAGGGGTTAGTCCATCACTTACGCCAAATTCAGACGATTATTGAAAATAAAGTAAAGGAGAAATAGCATGGCAGTTGACGAAGACGATTTTGGAAAACAGTTAGCGGACGCATTTGCGGCGGATCTTGATGAGCATAACGGCTCTGATAGTAACCCGAATCAAGTGACTCCACCAGCTGACGATCCGGCTCAGGTTACACCACCAGCACCTAACGCGGAGGAACCTAAGCCTAATGAAAATCCAGCGGATCCGAACAAAAAAGATGAGGAGCCAGAAACTCCCCCAGCAGATCCTTCGAAACCAGCGGAAGGCGACCCTGCGGCGCCAAAAGATCCAGAAACGCCGCCAGCGCCGGAAGAACCAGCTGCCCCACAACCCCTGACTCGTGATGATGTCGCAGACGTTATTCGTAATATGCGTAACGAAGACCGTATTTCAAGTACGGCTGTCGAAGATGCTACGAACGATGTTATTGAGGCATATCACCCAGGCGGTCTGTCAAACGTATTAGTTGACCAAACCACCGGTAAGGAATTGAAGACACCTCAAGATGTCGTCGACGCTACCAATGGTGAAATGGGTATGGAGCAAGCAGCTCAGTGGCTCTTAAACGAGCAATACAAGCTCGACCAGAATATCGCTAAGATTAAGTCCGACGCTCGCGCCGTTGCCGAGACTACGCTTACCTTCCGCAATAACGGAACCGCTGCCGTTGAAAAATACGAACCTCTATTCAAAGCTTTTGAGAAAATGGGACTTCAACAGCGTGTCTTTGATAAGATGATGAAGTTTGTTAAAGCCGATGAGAAAAAAGGTGTCATTCTATCCGCTCCGGATCCAATGGAGTTTTACGATGACTACCTTGAGCCGTATGTTACTGCGTTTGAACACAGCAAACAGCAAGCGGCTACCAATCCTGTGACACCTCCTGCTGATCCAGCAGCGCCCCCAGCTCCAGCTAAACCTACGCAACAGGATCGCCTGGACGAAGGTGGTGATGGTGGTCAAGAGGAGCCAAACAATCCGGACGATTTCGCTCAGCAAGTAACTAAAGAATTAAATAGCCCTTGGTAGGGTAGGAGGACAAAGACATGGATCACAACGCACAATTAGAAATTCAAGAACCACAGGGAATCCCCTTTTACAGTATAAAAACTGACGAGACTCACTGGTGTAAGCTCGAGCCGACCATTTCGGCATATATCAACAGCTCGGACATGGGTATCAATGCTTCACGCGATCAAGACTATGGCTGGCGCTTAGCTCCAGAATGGGTCGAGAAGGTTCGTGCCTTCAAGCGTGACCGTCAGCAAATGCAAATTCTGACTGCCGCTCAAGACGGTCGAGCGCCTACAACCGTGAATATCCTTTACTACATCTACGGTGAACAGTTGGCTAACTACTTCGCTCAAATGGAAGACAACGAAAATCCATTCGAAGAGAAGTATCGTCAAATGGTTGCTGAAGGTGCAAGCCGTAAGGAAGCAGCCGCTAGTACCGGTATGCCGGCAGCTCTCGCTGACTTCGAAGCAATCAATGAAGACGATGATATCGCTGACTTGATTGATGATGTCATCACGGAAGACGAGCCAACGACTCCAGCGCCATCACAGCCTGAAGCTCCAGTTGAGCCAACGACTCCGCCAGCAGCACCACAGGCTCCAGCTAAACCAGCTGACAAGCCAGCTTCTAAAACGACGAAAAAGGCACAGTAGCCAAGTCCGATTCGTACTCGGTATCTCCATTGTCTAGGGTGAGTAAAAACTCACCCTTTTCATTGAAGAAGAGTGTTAGCACCGTTGCTAAGTAGCGAATCATGTCAGCATCGTGTGAGTTACTATCATGCTGAGCGCCCATGTAGTCACCGGTTGTGGCATTGAATTTCTTTCGATAAAGTCGGATTTTGCGGTCTAAATCGCCACACATCGACTTATTGATAAGCAGTTTCGGCAACCAGTTTTCAGCATAGCCAATACCAATTCCAACGCCTTGGCGCTTCAGTGTCGAGGCGTTTGTGTATCCCTCTTCAGATAAAGTCTGGAGACGGCTTTGACCATCATTCAAACTGGCGACCGTACCGTCGTGAGGTAGGAAGTGCCAGGCATAGACGTAGGGGCGAGTGCGTAGCACCTCGCGCGCCATTGCACGAATGTTGCTGCCAGTACGGTGTACGCGTTCTATTAAGCGAGGGCGACCTTTGAAATACTGGAAGAATCCAACGACCATTGCGTCAGATTTACCAAGATCCCAGACGGTAAATACTGGGTAATTGCTGTTATAACCGAAGGCTCCGATGGATCCGTTCTCATCTTTTTTCGACATAATTTCACCGTAAAAGCTCGAGCTTGATGACTGTCCCCAGTCAAGCATCATTTCCTGTTTGAACTTAAAGTCGTTACCGTTACGGAGGATATAACCCTGACGGATTTTTTCAAGCTGCTCCGGTGTCGTGTAGTGAGTGGCGTCGATATAACAGGTATATTTAGTCGATAGGGCGCCTTTTTCTTCCATCTCCTTCTTAAAGGCTTCGTGCATACGGCGCATGGTTTCACCGTTGATACCGTCAATTTTTGGCGTACCAGTATAGATTCGCTTACCACCGTTCTGTTCAACGATTGGAGCGACAACATTCACGGCTTCGATGATTTGGTCGGCAAACTCATCAAACCAGTAAATCTTGCCGTTCGCACCACGCAAGGCTTCAGCATTGGTAGCACCGAGCGCACGGAAGATCGAGCCATTTATCAGCGTCCGGCGCATATCATCATCGGAGTTACCCTGACCGGACGGTGACAGCAGCTCTTTTGGTAGGTGGTCGATAGTTTTGAATCCATCGTTCTCAAGGTTAGTCCAGAAGTTGTCGAAACCCATCTTTGCGGTAGGGTATACCGCGACGGCAGTTTGCACTTCTTTGACGATTTCAGGCACGATGCCTTCACTATATGTAGTGGTGGTTTTGGCGCCACGACGACCAATAACTAGCAACAACTCGTCGATAAGCGGATTGTTGAACGCCGCCATAATTTCTTTTTGGTAGTCGCGTAGGGGTAGTCGGTGTGCTGGTATTTGCATAATGGTTGTTGACTTTATACTCCTTGTGTTATTCTTATGATAACAGAAGACGAGACACATATTAATTGAATTTTGAGGAGATTGCTTTATGGCATCTGTTTATGGTACAAAGACCAGCTCAATCCTCGATAAGCCACTAGAGGTCGCCTCCTATGTGGCTCGTCACTTGAACGCTAACGGCGTTGATTGGACTGGCGCAGCAACGGTTCGTCTATTGAACTACGACATCAGTGGTGGTTCGCTCGGTACTTACGACGAAACCGCAGTTTCACAAACCGTCACCTTGGCTGAGACCGGCAACCAAGATATGACACTAGCGTACAACAAGTACAAATTCCTTCGTATCCAAGACACGTTGGAGCAGGATACCCCTGTGGCATCACTGGCTAGTAAGTTCGCTCGTTCATGGGTTTACGAGAAGTTTATCCCTGACTTCGACGCGTACTGTCTTGCGAAAATCGTCGCAGCTCGCCCAGCAGCTAACAAGCTGACCTGGAACAGCACAACCGATAATATTAAGCTTAAGTTCTTCAACACTGTTTCAGCAGTTAAGAAACGTGGTGGCGCACCAGGCAGCATGCTAGCCTTCGTACCATTCGCGTTCGCTGACAGCCTCAAGGCTTTGGTCACAACCTTCGATGGTTCGGATCGTGGTTACGAAGCTGGTCGCAACGGTGTTATGGGTCAACTTGATGGTGTAGTCGTTGTTGAAACAGACGACAGCTACTTCCCAGCGACTTACATCGACGTTCTCGTCGTTGACAAGCGCGCAGTCATCAAAGTGACTCCGAAGATGGATCCAAAAACCGGTAAGGGCATGCGTCTTCTTCGTGAAGTCGGTGGTCACGGTGGTTCCGAGCTTCAGCTCCGCGCGCGTGGTGACTGTTTCGTCTTTGGTCTCAAGAACAAAGCGATCGCAACACTCGAACGCACAAACTCTTAATCCTCGGATTAAAAAGCATAAGAGCGGTATTCATTTACCGCTCTTTTTGTTGTATGATTAAGCTATGCAATCAATCGCTTATCTTCCAGCCAGTAACGGTTCAGCCAATGCTTCATTAATGACCGTCACGAACATTCGTGCTGCGCTGGCAAATACGATTAAAGTGAACACTGTTGCCAACGTATCAGCGAAGTTCGCCGGTACAATGGGTACGCCTCATACCTTCACGGATCCAGTAACCGGTGAGACCATCACTATCATCTCTGAAGCCTCAGCTGTCGACTTTTTCGGTAGCATCTCAGGCGCAGACGTTATTATCGACCAAATCGCCGCCGGCTACACTGACTTAGGTAGCAAGGTTGGCGATATTATCGTTATTAAGCCTATCACTGAGGGTCAGAACAACCTCTATAATGTCCTCAAACAAGAACACAAAGACGACGGTAAGCACGGTAATGTCACCGTTGATAGTATTCTTACTAACACCGACAACCAAAATCTCGCTAACCAAGAGCTTCTTCGCAACGCTATCATCAATGGTGGTATGGAGGTCGCACAGCGCGTCACAGCTCCAGCTCTGTCAACTACTTATCAGTATGGTGCTGTTGACCGTTTCGCAGCTAAGGCTACTGGTACGGCTGTTTCCGCTGGTACAATCAGCCAGACCACCGCCCCAGCTTTAGCCGCTCAGGGTTACGCACTCAAACTTGCTGGTGTAACAGTTACCGGTACAGGTATTATCTTCCTTCGTTATCGCATGGAATCTAAGGACGCAATTAAGTTCGTCAACCAAGCCGCTTCGTTCGGCGTCAAAGTACGTCACGATCTGGGTGTTTCAACCAACTACACCGTATTTATTCGCAAGCCGACCACCACAGCCGATGACTTTTCTGCTACCACAGCTATCGCTGACAGTGGTGTCATCTCTGTTCCTACCGGTGCGGACACTGTTATCAAGTTCGAAAACATCGCCTCTGGTAGCATGGGTGATTGTAGCAAGGGTATCGAAATTGAAATCCAGATCGCTTCCGGCGCCGTTACTACCAAAAACTTCGAGTTTTATGGCTTCCAGTTCAACAAGGGTAGCAAGGCTGCCACCTTCTCACCGAAGACTTTTGATGACGAGCTTCGTGCTTGCATGCGTTACTACGAAAAAACCAAGCGCTATGAGACTGCGCCAACTGCAACCGATGGTATCGTCAACGGTGCTTCAATGGCGGCTAGTGAATATGTAGAAATATGGAACTCGACTGGTGCTGGTAACCGAGGTTGGTGTACCCGACTATTTAAGGTACAGAAACGCGCAATCCCTACTATTCGATATTGGGACGGTGCTGGTAACTTGTCGCGAATGTCGATGGGTGATGTCAATATGGGTGCTGTATACACAAACCAAGCTGAGACGTTTCGTTCTTGTGCCGCTGTAAGCCCAGTCGGTTTGATGATGCAAAACGCTCCTGCCTTAAACTGGTGGACTGTATTAAGCTGGGACGCTGACGCGGAACT